GTTTTCTTTGGGTAATGACCGTATATTAAGATTAGTTGGGTCTAATGGCACTACTGTTATATTTAATCCTTAGATTTAGGTTTTTTGTATTTGTATTTGTAATTTTTTATATATTTTAAAAAAAAATATATAAATTTTATTAGTATTTTCTGCTTTTTCTTTGGTTTCTGCTTTTCCTTTGGTTTCTGCTTTTCCTTTGGTTTCTGCTTTTCCTTTGGTTTCTGCTTTTCCTTTGGTTTCTGCTTTTTCTTTGGTTTCTGCTTTTTCTTTGGTTTCTGCCTTTTCTAGTTTTTAGACCAAGACCTGTTTTGCTTTTTAAAAACTCTGGAGTATCTTTAAATAATTCTTGTAAATAATACCATTCTTCTTCCGTTATTGTTTGTGATGATTTTATAAATGTTTTATCTGAATATATTATTGTAAATTTTGTGGGCGGAAAAAATATTGGCAGTATTTCGCGTTGAAAATATCCAGTTACTTCTTCTGGAGATGGCAAAGTGATATCGTCTACTTTTAATTGTGTTTTATTACTTAGTCTAAAGAATTTATCTAACATAAATGTTCCAGACGATAAGTTGAATTCTAATAGGATTTTTTCTGAGCTAGAACTTGTGGTTTTTAATTCGCCTGATAAATATACACGGTCTGGTTCTTTTCCTGTTTGTCTCTCATATTGGTAAAACATATCAATATGCGCTGTACCTATTTCTTGACGAGACATTACTTCATTTACTAACAACTTTAGTTTGTATATGCCACCTTCTATTTCTGCTATTAATATCCATGTATATATACGAGGTGACCTTATTGAGTTTTGTCTTTGTATTTGATGTGCTATATTTGTTGTGTGGCTTATAAATAATGGTGATATTTCTTGTGCTTTTTGTATTACTTCTGATATGTTTTCTTGTGGAATATCTATTTCATATTTTTGTTTTCCTGGAACAATAATGGATGGGCATTTTATTCTATTTGGATGAACTCCGAATTTTATTGTTGCTCCTGGTCCCATTGTATTACTATATGATATTTGTCTTGATACGGATTGGCCTGTTACTTCGTCTGCTGCTACTTCTATGTCGTCTAAAAAATCGTCTTCTGTTAACTCATCTAATGCCTTTGATTCTTCTTTTTTATTTGATTCTTTAGATGCTAACATATATATTATATATTAAGTGTATACTTTTTTCTAAAATGTATATTTTGTATTATATATACAAAGTGGATACAAAGAGGATACAAAGAGGATACAAAGAGGATACAAAGAGGATACAAAGTGAATACAAAGTGGATACAAATTGGATACAAAGTGGATACAAAGTGGATACAAAGTGGATATAAAGTGGAATCTGATTTGCGGCACTGTGGATACAAAGAGGATATAAAGAGTATACACAGAGGATACAAAGTGGATACAAAGTGGATACAAAGTGGATACAAAGTGGATACAAAGTGGATACAAAGTGGATACAAAGTGGAATCTGATTTGCGACACTGTGTCACTGTACATCAGCCGCCTAATCCGGACTTCTAATCCGTATTTAATACTCGGCGTCCAATTGGCGTCCGTTATGCGTCCAATATGTGTCCAGTATACATCTAATAGTGTGGTTAAGAAATGAGTGACAAAAAGTTGTAAATGAGTAGCAAAAAAAGAACACTGTATATAGTCTACATTGGCTTCTATATAGTCTCTATTTGTTGTTAAAATATCATCCAAAAAATCAAACTAACTAACAAATGTTACAAACTAATATATTTGTTAGTATATTGTCTTTAAGAAATGAGTGCCAAAACATTAGAAATGAGCAATGAAAAAATAGACGCATATTGCGTCTATTATTCTTTATTGGGGTTAAGTTAAATTATATTATATTACAAATTATACAGGTTATACAAAATACAGGTTATACACATTTACATATCATCAGTAGCATAGTCGTCCTCCTCAAGCTCATCTTCGTCGTCATCTGGCAATGCCTTGATAGTATTGGTCTCCTCATCATGTAGACCAACCTCTTCCTTGGTCTCCGGGTTATACAAGATACCAGCAGCCGATTTCAAGTATTCCGTGTCGCCAATAGTTATACGACGTACAGTCACTTTTACAGGCGCCGGCTCGACAAAGGCAGGACACAGTCTATCTGGGGAGTCGGCGACTTTCTTCTCCTTCTTTTCAGTCACTTTTTTTTCTTTCTTTTCAGCAGGAGGCTTCTTCAAGTCAGCAGCCTTCTTCTTCTCAAGAGCAGCAGCTTCCTTCTTCTCAAGAGCAGCAGCTTCCTTTTCAGCCTTCTCTTGAGATTTCTTCAGCTCCTTCTCTTGAAGAAGAGCCTCCTTCTTAGCAAGAGCAACTGCCTCTTTCTCAGCCTTCTCTAGAGCCTTCTTGGCCAACGCAGCGGCTTCCTTCTCAGCTTTCTCTAGAGCCTTCTTGGCTTCAACAGCAGCCGCCTTCTCAGCCTTCTCTAGAGCCTTCTTAGCCAAAGCAGCGGCTTCCTTCTCAGCCTTCTTGGCTTCAGTATCCTCAGCCTTCTTAGCCAAAGCAGCAGCCTCTTTTTGTTGCTTTTTCTCAAGCGCCTGTTGCTCCTTAGCCAATGCGGCTGCTTGCTTCTTCTCTAGAGCCATTAGAGCCTTTGTCTCGGCATCTACTGGAGCAGCCTTCTCTTTTTTCTCTTTTTTTTCCTTCTTATCTTCAACAACTGCGCATACAGTTGTACTTACCTGGGATTCAGTTGAATCTCTTGTCTCGGTTGCGTCATTTACCAATTGAGCAAACAAGTCTTCGACTTCCTTATTTTCACTAACACTCTTCGACTTGGATTTGGACTTCTTATTACTGTTCAAGAAGTCAACTGCCTCATCAATAGGGAAATTGAAGTGAGTAGATAAAGCCTCAATAGCGGTCATAACAGTCTTGTTCATTCTTAAAATTAATTGCTTGTGGGGTTAAATTGAAATAGTTTTGAAACGGGGGTATTTATAAAATTATACATTACTTTTCCTGGCATAAAAGAATTTCAATTTTTTTTGACAATTGGAAATTTGGAAAAAAAATAACTATCAAAATTGTTATTTACTCAAACTATTCATTATTAACAGATTTAAATAAATTATTTGACACAAATGACTGAATACTTTTTGTTTTTGAAATTATTTTTCCATATTTACCCAAAATAAAATCTTGTTTTATTAATTTACCTGTTGTTTGATATGCTTTTCCATCCCAGACATCTTGTCTTGAGCCATAAACTGAATTATATGTGTTACCTCCAATATTATATGTACCATCTATATTTTTTGTAAAAAATTTAAGTTTATTTATAACTTCTGTATAATTACCAATATCTTCATGTTTAACAGGTTCAGGTTCTTCTTGTAATAAAATATCATCACATATTATGCCTTTTTGTACCTTTAATTTATTATATTTTTTCATTATTTTTATATTTTCTTGTTTCAATCTATTATTTTCTACAGTCAATAACACAACAGTGTTAGTATGATTTGTTTTATTCATTTGGTCTATTTGTTTTTTTAATATCTTATTTTCTTCTAATATTTTCGTATAATTTTCAGGTGAAAATTCTATATCTTTTATAATTTCCTTTATTATTTTATCTAATTCATTAAAGCTCATATTTTGAATTGTTAATAATTCATTGAATTTTTTATTTTTTATTGTAATCTCTCTTCTTTTTTCATTTAATCCATTATGTTCTTTTATAGCATTTTCTATTTGTAATTTATTGTCAACCTTAAAAGCATTAATTAAACGAAAATTTGAATATGTATGTTTATGTGAATATATACGATTTTTTAAATTATTTGAATTTCCAAATTTTACTAATTTTTCACCATTATTACTTAAATTATCTATTGTTCCGTAATATATACATTGTGTATTATTTGGAAAATGTTCCAAAATTGTTTTCTCTTTTAACGCAATCTTTGTGTTTTCATTGTCATTCAGTTTTTCTTCTTGACTTTTTATCTGAAGGTCTTTTGATTCTAATTGCTGTTTTAATTCATTGCTTTCTTCTTCAATTACTTCCTGTAATGTTTCTTCTAATTTTAAATAATATTCATGTATTTGACTTGCTTTTTTTGTTCCCGCCTTTAAACATAACATTTTAAACGTCCTAATATTTAACATAATTTTTTCTTTATTGTGACCACCACGCCCTACATTTGTTTGCTTTACTTCTAGAGAAAGCAAACATTTATAATCTATATCCAATTTAAAATTCTTTTCTAACATTTTTTTTGCTCCACAAGTTGGTGGAGCAAAGATTTTATAGTCTATATCCAGTTTAAAATTCTTTTCTAATACTCTTTTTGCGGCGTCTTTTTGACTAAATCCTAACCACACCCACACATTATCCAAATCTATTATAAAATCTGTTTTATTATAGTTCAAATAACAGTAAAATGAAGAAATAAATAGTTGTTGTTCTGTATCATCAAAATTATCTTTAATTTTTACCAACAGTTTATTTTGGTAAGTATTTGTTAACCGTGTTATCGGGTTGTTCTCTATCAAGTCTACTATGTTAAGTTCAGACATTATTATAAATATACTATAATTATATCTTTATATTATAATCATATGCTTTTGCTTATCTAAAACAAAATAGATTCAAGAAATGAGTATAAAAACATTGGATTTCAGTGACAAAATATTATACAACATTTAACTTAACTATACTGGGTCTATTGTGTCGCCGCGCTTCAGAACATTCCGCAGAACATTCCGCAAACTAAATACTTTACAAAACATCACACAACTTAACCACAACTTTTCAGTTTTTTCCATTTTTAAATCAATAAAAAAAATTGAAATTATTTTATGCCAAGAAAGTGAAGGTATAATTTTATAAATACCACCTTTTAAAGCTTTTAAATTTAAGAACTACTATTATTACTATAAGATGTCCGCATTTTCTAGAAACTCCAACTCCAACAATAACGCCAAGAAGCCATTCTGTAAGGTTTGTGCTGATGCTGGTAAGACCGATACTGCTCATTTTGTACGTGCGACTCCTGACCCCAATTCCGCTGTTGTTTGCCCTACTTTGAAGGCGCTTGAGTGCAGATATTGCTACAAGAATGGTCATACTGTCAAGTATTGTCCTGTTTTGAAGCAGAACAACAAGGAAAAGGACAGACAAGAGAGACAACAGAGACGTGTTACTGCTCCTGCTCCTTCTCAATCTCCTGCTACTATTGCTCCTGTTAAGACGGGCAAGTTTGCTATGCTAGACCTCGACGATGAAGAAGAGGTTCTTACTACTACTTTTGCCGAAAGTCAGACAATTCAGATGCCTACTATTGACAACAGTTTCCCTTCGCTATGTGCTTCAGCATCTGTCGCCTCAGTTACTAACAATACCTGGGCTTCAATGGCTGCTTCAGTTGCTCATATTCCTGAACCAAAGCCTCAAGCTAAGCCTAAGTCACAACCTTCTACTCAACAAAACATTCTTTATGAAGATGACGACGATGATGCTAGCGAATATGATGATGCTAAACTCGCAATTGGCGATGAATTGTATTATAAAATTGTTACAAATCATCAGTCACAAGCCGGCATGATTGTTGGCATGTTGTTGGAGCTTGAAGATTCTGAATTGAACATAATTCTTCGAGATAGCAGGGAACTCAATCTCAGAGTCGCCGAGTGTGTTGAAGTGCTACAAAGTTGTGCTGCTACTAGAGCCAGACCTGTTGTTTACGAGGATAACGATTGGTAAGTTTCATATTTCATATTTCATATAACATATAACATATTTCATATATTTTACAATTTAATTAATTAGAAAACTAAAGGGGACTTTAACCCCTTTTTTCATGTGATGGCGTATTTTAATCCGGACTTAGAATCCGGACTTAGAATCCGGACTTAGAATCCGGACCTTTAATTATTTACAAACTCTGGAAATATATATTCGATTCTATACGACTTCTTTTTATTTTTTATTTGGCATCTTTTTTATCAAATCAACTAACAAATAATACTGTATATTATACTCTATTATATACAGTATAATATTTATTGGATTATATTGGCTTCTATTTTACCATTATTTTTATCAAATCAACTAACAAATACTAGACACTATATACTAGACACTATATACTAGACACTATATCATACAACTATATATTGGCATCCATTGCTTCTATATTTAACTATTTTGGAATCATTTGAATCAAATCAACTAACAAATACGACAATACTTGTTAGTATAGGCTTACAGAAATGAGTCACAAAACATTAGAAATGAATCATAGTATTTATAACATATTATACAAACTATATATTAACTATATATGGCTTCTATATTCAACTATTTTTATATCCTTTGAATCAAATCAACTAACAAATATATTACAATAACATATACAAGAAATCAGCACTTTTTTATTGGAAATGAGTCACTATATTTTACTACTAGACGCACACGTACACGCACAACAAACAACTTCATTTTTTTAACCTTATTAGTTTTCAAAAAAATTGAAATTATTTTTTCACAATTGGAATCAGGTATTACTATTTATAACATTTATTTTCAAAATTATTTACAACACTTTTAACACGAACCAACTAACAATGGCACGCTTTTTGGAATCCAGAAGTTGCAATGATGATTATGTACCTTTCAAAGTCACTCGAAGTACATGTGAACCTAATCGCTTAGAACAGATGTCTTTTTATGATAACAATATTAATAATATTACTACTTATCCTCATGCTAATATACATTTTAGGCAACAACTATGTTTCGAAGAAGACCCATATTTGGCTTCTATTGATTTACAATTAGAGCTAATTTCGGCTGCTCAGGAAGCCCTGTGGAATAATGATGGTGACAACGAAGACGAAGAACGACCACCTTTTCACGATGATGAAGAAGACCCAGATTTGGCTGCTATTGATTTGCGATTAGAGCTAATTTCTGCTGCTCAGGAAGCCCTGTGGAATAATGACGGCCATGACAATGACGACGACTTAATTAGAGACGAATTTTACGACGATAGAATAAGAATTGAGGACGACGATGACGACTATGAAGAATTCAGTATGAGTGACAGATATGACTATGAACTTACTGACGATGAACAATAAAAAATATATTTATACATACATTATTTACATTAACATTTTAACATTTTATGGGGAAACCCTTTTTTATGTAGAAACTTTATTATAATTTGATACTTGAACTTGACCAACTATATCACTCTTTACAACTTCTGATATTAGCGTATAAATTACATCACATTTTTTCATTTTTTTTTATTTAATTAGTTTTAGAAAAAATTGAAATTATTTTTGTTAGGTTTATTGGTATTATTATTTTATTATATTTGCTTTTAAAGATTTATATTATCACTATTTAACTATTATTACTAAAATGGCGCAGTTTTTACAAGACCGAAGTTGCAATGATGACTTTGTACCTTTATATCAAAATTCCAATTCCAATAATATGGATGTTCAAGAGACTTCATTTGAAACTGAGCCAAATGAATTAAATGATAAAAAACGTAAGAGAGAAAATACCGAATTCTATGCTTTTGCGAAGGCTCTAGTCAATGAAGGTGAAATTAATGTCAATGAGGCTGAATTGGATACTGACTACGTTGACTATGCTTATGCTGGCGGAGGAATAAATAACGATTATGATTACGATGAAGACGCTATGATACAAGATGAACAACACTCAGGTAACAACGGATATATTTCTCAAGACGATGAAGAAGAATGTCAAGACGAAGATTTGTTCCAAATAAAACACCAAATATCAGGACAAGACATGAGTATGGACTTGTCTGATTCCGAAGAAGACGAAATCAATGCGGACTTTGATGAGCTACAGAGGTTAAGAGACGAACTCGCTTTGTTGCGTGCTGAATCAGAACAGAGACGCATTGCCTTCCCAGAAGGCTCCCAAATTCGTTTTATTATGGTTGATGGAGTCAGATACTTACAGGTATTCCAAGAATCTCATTCCAAACCTATGAGTATTGATGACTTGAATTGTGATTCAGAAGAGGAAAAAGAAAAAGAAAACGAAGACGACGACTATAATGACTTCTAATTATTTTGATATTTATTTATTATATTATATATTTGTTTTGTTTGTATAATTTATTGTATATTTGTATAACTTAATTTAACTTAAAATGAAGGCTGTAATTTTACAGTTTTTTCATTTTTTCATTTTTATTAGTTATTGAAAAAAAATTGAAATAAAATTTATTACAATAAAATAAATTATATTATTATAACCTTTACCGTTTCAAACATTCATAAATTTTAAATATTAAAAGACATTATTAAAATGAGCTCCCAAATTAGTCTATACATTCCTACGTTGAAGGTATCTTGTGACGTTGAGAGAATTATATATATATTCTGGAAATTCAATCTTGGAAAAATAGATAGAGTTGATTTTGTGCCTATTATGATTCCAGTAAAAGGCAAGACTGAGCCTCAAGAGGACCGCAGATTCAAGAAGGCGTTTATATATCTAGATGTCAAATCTAGCTGGCACCCTGATATAATCACAGCTGTAGAAGCCGAAAAACCATACAAATTTTATCCAAATAGAGACGAACATTTTGAGAGCCTTAGAGATGACAGTTATTGGCTATTGCTCAAGAATAAGAGCCCTGTGCCATACACAACAACGACTCTAAATGTCCACCAACTCGCTCATAATAACACACTTTTAGAAGCCAAGGTCTCTGATATGGAAGCAGAGATTTTGAAGATGAAGTTGGAAATCGAGAGGATACAGGTAGAGAATGATAACATGTATAGGCAACTTACACCAGATGTAGCGAGAGAACGTTGTGATTCACACTCTACAACTGAATCCGAGGCGGAAGCTTTTGTTAACTCGTTGGAAAATATAATGCGAATGAATGAAGAACAACAGAGCATTTTTCACGATGAAAATGGGTTATATCAAGATTACATAAGAGAGCGTATGTATTCAGGGTTTAGGTGTACAGATATAGGATGTAATCACTCAAACGAAGAGGACGAGTCTAGCAAATGGTGTGATCACTCAAATAAAGAGGAAGAGGAAGAGGAAGATATTCAGGAAGGGTCTATAAAAGGAGACATTTCCATACTAGGTTGGATTCAATCAAAGGAAGAGGAATATAAAGAGGAGGAAGAAGAGGAAGAAGAGGAATTCCTCGTATATGATGATAGTGGTGAAATGACACCACGAGGCCGAGTTGTTAAAAAAGAGGATAGACTTGAAGTATGTAGAGATTGTGGATTAAAAAAAGAAATTTCCTCATTAGGTTGGCGTCACGCAGATTATAATTTGTGTCTCGATTGTCTTAAATTGTCTTGTTTATCAGATGAAAATTGTTAAATAAAAATATATAACCCTTTATATTTATTGTATTGTATCTTATATCTTGTATTATATCTTGTATTGTTTAAACTTAACTTAATTTAACTTAAAATAAAGACTGTATTATATTACAGTTTTTTATTTTTATTTTTGTATAATTAAGATATATATATGTCAGATTTGTGTAAATACAAGAATTTATTTGGACCAGTCGGTCAAGGAATTCACGCCTTTAAGATATTTGGTATATCCATATGGGATACATTAATCACTCTTATTTGTGCTATATTTATAGCATGGATTGCCAATTGGTCATATTTATATACTATTATTGGAGTCTTCATTTCAGGTGTATTTGTTCACAGATTGTTTTGTGTTAGAACTGCTGTAGATAAAATATTATTTCCTGATAAATAAATTTTTATTTTATAATTTGTACGCAAGTTATAAAAAATATTATATTTATAAACACCCACTTATTTTGTATTGTTTTATTAAATATTAAACTCTGGAATGGAATATGTATCTATCCCGGTTTTAACATACTTGGCAATAATCTTTGGATTAATCTTATTTACAACTATATCTTCGGCCTGGTATACATTTCCGGTCTTATCAATATAATAAATTATGCCTTGAATATCCTGAGCCCATACTTCTACTTTTTGTCCTAATGGTTTATCATTTTCTTCATTACTACAAATACCGTGCGGTGTTCCCTTCATATGAGTGCCGCAATACAACGATGTTTCATCCTTTCGACGTCTAGTACATTGCTCATTATTTGCGCGCTTTGCGCAGCATCGGTCTGCTAAATGAACTATATTCTTAACTCGCTTACGTTTCAAGAAGTCTTCCTTAGTAAGAACTAGGCGCTCATAATCGCATATATATTGAACGAGTTGTCCCATATTTGGATTGTTAGTTAACCCTAGTTGTATTGCCTTAGTCTTTATTTCTTCCTTGAAATCTGTAACATATTCACTAATTCGTTTATTGATTCTTCGCTCCATTTTGTCTTTATATTGTTTATAATATAATATATTGTATTACCTTTAGTTCAATTTTTTTATATATATATTAGAATAACTTAAAGAACAATATACTTATTTCTTTTTACCCTTTTTCTTCTTTTTATTTGCGTTATTTAAGGTATTTTGATTGTCTAAATTAACGTCATTTAACATATAATTGTCTTCTTCGATTACATTTTCCTTTACTGTGTTTACCTCGTTTTGTTTTTCTTCTTCATTTTTTTCATTGTATTTTTCTGCTACTATGTTTTCTGCTACTATGTTTTCTGCTACTATGTTTTCTGCTACTATGTTTTCTTCTACTAGTGATTGTAGTTCTATTTTTGTATTTGTATCCATACTCTTCTTTGAAACTGTACTCTTTCTAGACCCTTTTGATGAATTACTTTTAACTGACTTGGAATCATCATCGTCAAAAGTTTTTGTTAGTTCATCAAACATTTTAGTCATCATTTTTGGGTCTTCATTTAATTGTTTACTAATAGCAGCAATATTATCTTTACTTAATTCAGCGCCAGCAATAATAGCATCTGCTTCTGATATTTCACTAGATGATTCAGAAATAATCAAATTTATATTGTTATTTGTTAGGTCAACTGCTGGTTTTGATTTTCTTCCAAATGATTTTATACCATTAATAACACTATCAACACCTTTTTTTAATAAACTTTTTCTAGGTACTGGTTTAAAAGAGGGTTCTACACCTCCTCCTCCAGAAGGCCCCCCTCCTCCTGAAGAAGACGCACCATCAGATGACGAATCGTCAAAATCCTTTGAATTTTTACGTCTAGGACTTTCATCAAACTGTATATCATCATTTATATAATCATCCATAAGCTTCATTTTCTTTGAAAATCGTTTAAAATGTTTAGTATGAATATTATGAAAAAACTCCAAATATGAAATAAACAAGCTTAACTTCTGTTTTACCATTATTACATTATAGTCAAATGTATTAACAAAATTATTAATATTATACCCCGAGTATTGTTTTATTTTAAATGATTCCAATTCAGCATCTTTTAGCATTATATAATCATTAATAACAATTAATAACGAAATTATTGTTTTATGAACATCTTCAATTGTTTCAAAATTATATTGTTTATATGGTTCTAAATCCTTATAAATTGGAAATTTACTATTTGCTTTTATCATTTCAAATGTTTTATTTTGAGAAATACCATTGTTTTGTTCAATATATTCAGTCACTATTTTATATAACTTATAATATTCACAATACATACGATTATTCAAAGCCAAAAAATACTTTTGCATATCAGCATACTCATAATCTATCATTTTACTCTGAAACATAAATGAATCTAAACCAAAAACAAAAAATGTTTCTTGATTATTTTTTATAAAATCATTAGTTAATCCTTTTAGTTTAGTAATTTTGACTTCTAGTGTATTAAATATATTTATAACAGCAACACGTATTTCCTTTATTTTATTAAAATTTAATTTTACCTTATTTAATTTTACCTCCATATATATTTTATAAATATTATATTTTATAGAAGTTATAAGCCGTTATATTTTATAAATAAAATTAATTTATTTATAAAATATATAATGAGTACTAACAATAATGTGAATATAAACACCAGTTTAAATACAAACAATAATGCTAATTCTGAGGAGGTTGTTAGTGAAGTTTTATCTGAAATTGAATGGACAATTGACCATGAAGATATTCTCATTGAATGGGCTGACAAGGCTATGTGCTTTCGTTGGCTACATTCTAGAGCCCATGCGTTATATAGTAAACTTAACTATAACTACACAATTCCAGTGATTGTCATCTCTACTTTAACTGGTACTGCGAATTTTGCCCAAGACCGTGTACCAGTTGCGTATCAAGGTTATTTTGTCATGATTGTCGGTGGATTCAATATTTTAGCAGGTATTATAACAACTATCCAACAATTCTTGAAGATTACACAATTAAACGAAGCACATCGGGTCTCTGGAATTGCCTGGGATAAGTTTTATAGAAATATTAAGATTGAATTAGCTAGACACCCAGATGAAAGAATACATGTAAACCAAATGCTTAAAATGTGTAAAGAGGAATTTGACCGTCTTATGGAAACAAGTCCAAATATTCCTGATGAAATAATTTACGAATTTAAAAATAAATTCAAGGATAGTCTTGAATATGACAATATTATTAAACCAGAAATTTGTGATAAATTAATTTCAACAGAATCATTTAGAAACCAATGGGCAAGTCAGGATAACTTAATTAAAAAGAAGAATTTGAAGTCACAAAAAGACGCTAAAATGAAGCAGTTTGTAACTGCGTTTAAATCCGACTTTTCTAAGATGCAAGGACGCGATGCTGTACGCAGTGAAATTATTGATAATTTAAAGGATAAAATAGATGTTAAAACTTTAACAGGTATTTTAGATGATATTGATAAGGAAGCACAACGAGTTAGTATGGCGAATGTTGAGCTACCGGTATAATATACTATGTTTGATTTGATTATTTAGTTACCAACTGGGTTGATGGAGGATTTACTGTCATTATGAAATCATGTGGTAATATAAATGATAGTATTATAATAAATACTAAAAATGCTAGATAAGGACCATATGAACTTAATGAAATATCATAGAAATTTAATATTCTTGGTACACATATAATTAGCAATAAAGCAATTCCTATTCCAGTTATAGCAGACATATATAATTATTTAAGAAATAAATAATTATAGTTTTTACCAGTATTTATGTAGTTACATTGTTTTAATACATTCATTTAATACATTCATTTAAGATTAAAGAACTGAGTATTTATCTTGATTATCTATATCATATTTTTCTCCTAATATACTCTTATTTAACATATGATATGAAATAGGTGTATAACTTTCATAGTTTTTTACCAATAAATCTGGTAATATAGTATCTACTCCCTCATTTTCATATTGAATTACGATGGTATCCTTTTCACCAAATATATCATTTATAATATCATCTGTTAATGAAAACTTATTTGTCTTTTCAATATGTGTTACGTAATTACCTGCGAACAATGCGTATCTATTAATTCCTCCTCTAATATAACGCCCATATTCATTATCTACTAAACTCTTTTTATTATCTTCAGTTGGCAAATATGCTCTGGTCCATCCACCTTCTTTAACAGCGTCTTCAAATATCCTATAAAAATAAAAATATTCACCACATGAAATATACAACTGTTCCCTTGGTACTCCAAATACCGAACTAAACTCCACATTTTTAAAATAAGAACCTGTATATACTGCATCAGGTAAAGGATAAACACTGTTATTTGTTTGAGGGTTATGTAACATTCCTAATTCAGGCATCAATAAAAATACATCAGAAACTGAATTTGCTATGTGAATATTACATATAGTTTGAGTATTCATTATTTCAGTTGGTAAAGCAAACCATGTTTTATTAAGTTTTGTGTTACTTATACGAAATATATCTACACTGCTAATATCAACTAGACACAAAGTATTGTTATTTATTAATCCAACAAATGCGTCTTCGTCAAGAGAAGACGGGTCACATCCTATTTCTAATAAACCAGATTTCACATTATTTAGTACAATAGTTGACAAACTACCATTTATTTTATTTGTATCTCTTGATAATCCTACAAATGGAAATACAAAACTCTCTTGTGTTATTCCATCTATATATATAGTTTTTTCTAGCATAATCTGTATAAATGGGTATTTGGAAAACTTATTTGTAACATGATAACATAATATGTTTATATAACCTATTTTATTCGCACGTATAATATCGTCCATTAGTAAATTTGTTGATACTGTATTTTTAATTAAATATGTATAATTTGGTTTTTGGTCTGTTTCAGAATCCATGCTTATAGTTTTATACATATTTTTTGTTTAAATCTTTTACATTATAAATTAATTTGAAATATTATTTCTTTATTTTGCGTTTAATATCCTCCTTAATAGTTTCTTCCCTATTTGTTAATAAATGCTCCGTTATTTCTTTTGCCATATCTGGCTGGTCCTTATAATACTTTTCCAACTGTTGAAGTAAATATTTTCCAGATATTGTTTTTTTCGTCTTCTTTTGATTATATACTAATGCGCCTCCATTTATATCAAAGCAATCAATTGAATTTGTTTTCATTACCTTTACCAAATTATCTGTTAATAACTTCTTTTGGTTCATTTTGGTCTTTATATCATTCTTTAAACTCAAAACATCATTATCTATTTTTATCCATTCTCGTATATTATTGATTAACTCTTCCTTTGTAGTTTTTTTTGGTTGTACATCATCATGTTTGACAACCTTTTCTTCGGCATTATTTAATTCCATTACTAAATTAATTAATAATGTTATTTTAAAATCATTTATTTAATATATTATATTTCATTTACTTCATCCAATTCTTTTTTGTCTTTTTTCTTAGGTAAATGCCGTAAACATAATCCATCTTTGTTAATACTGGCACCGCATTGCTTTCCTTTCTTTACTCCTGTTTTAAGTAGAGCAGAACAACCATTCTCTAACACATTTTCTAAACCATCATTAAATTCGCCAATTTGAATACTTTGACTTAATACAGTATTTTTTGGGTTTTTCTGTGTTTTGAGTTTTTCTTCTTTTTCCAATTGCTTTGCTTGTTTCTCTAGTTGTTTCTGTTCTTTTTCTAATTGTTTTGCTTGTTTTATTTTATCATTTTCCTCTTTTTTAATAATCTTTTCTTTTGCCTTCTGTTCATGTTTATACTTTTTTACCTCTTCTCTAATATGATACGAACAAAATGATTTATTCATTTCCACTACTGTGGAAGAGTACTTTGATGCGCAAAATACATTTATGCCATCCTTGTCACAAATAATTTTACAACAACTTCCTTGATAAAATGTATAACCATATGAAATGTAAGAATGATTGTACAATGAATTAGACTTTATCAAAAACCCTAAATCGTATTGAGTCTTTTCCAATGAATTTATACCATATTTCATTGGATATTCACTATCGTCATAATAAGGAAGTAATTTGAATTGTATACATCTACAATATGGACATTTTATAAAATAATCAGTATTAGCTTCATTAAATTTCTTAAATTCACTTTTGGATAATGTT